TCCCTACTTGCATATATTGCTTCTTCGCTATCATTATCTAAAAAGAATTGATGTAATTTGTATCTTGTGCTTCCCTTTACGAAATATTTGTATGTAAATTTATGATCAACTCCGTATTTATCATATCCAGCAAATCCCCATTCAGGTGTTGGAGTACGCAATCTTCCACTATCTAATATTACAAGCTGATATTCTTCCAAAACCGTATGTCCTGCTAAAATCTGTACCATTTCATACGATGTACTTTCATTAGTCATCGCATAGGCATAATATTCAGGAATCGCACTTTCATCGTCATCCTCCAATATTTTCAACTGATATTCAGGTCTATACATATTATAATAAGTATGATTCTGTTGCTTCCACTCTGTCTGATATTGCAGTCTTCCAACAATATAATCTAATGGCGTTTGTAACAATCCAAATCGCTTCTTCCAAAGTTTCTCTACATCATCAATACTTGCCATTCCTTTATTGGGAGTATTTTTATCCCCATTTCTCATATAAATACATCCTGCAAGCATTTCTCCATAATTTCTTTTTAAATATATAGGTGTCTTCTGCGTGTTATATACGGTGAGAACATCTACCTCTGTCTCATTTATTACAACGGTCTCTACGGAAATTTCAGGTTTAACGTCCCCAATGAACCAAAGATTATCCATTGCTTCCAAAATATCAGCCTGTTTACGTCTATTCTTTTGCATCCCTACAATACGGCCATCATCATCAATTCCAAATAAAAGATAACAGTTTGCATCATGAGGAGTATTGGCAAAACAAATAATATCCTTTAATAAATCCGTCATATTATCATGCCACTCCTGTTTATAATCCCAATATTCGCCTTCATGTCCTTTTGAAGCTAAAATTTCAACTATTCTATTAAGTGACAAATCATTAAGTCCGTTCATCCTTTCATCTCCTTCCGTCCTCATTTGCTTATACCTCATTATATCAAAAAAAGTGTAGCCATCCAATCGCAGCCACACCTTTTTGATATCAACTTACTGTTCATTTTCTTTTTCTGTAAAAAGCACCCCGTAATCGAACATCTTCATGCTCTGATATCTGCCTATACTCATGAGATTTGATATGATGATCTCCACATCCTTATCTTCTGTGTCCGGTTTTCCAAGTCTTCTGCGTACCCGCTCATACGCTTCAAGCATCTGTGAATATAACTTTTCACAGTATTCCCCTTCTGCAAACTCATCTTTTACCACACTGCTTTCCGCAACCGGGTACTCCTCAAGATTATAGCTTCCGTTCATCAGATCATAGATTTTTGTTTTGAACTCCTCATCTTTTACACTCATTATGTATCCTCACTGCTTTCTTCTGTCGTGGAAAGTGCATAGAAAAAGGGGAAACAATCAATCAGATACAATTGAACTGCTTCCCCTTATTTCTTCAATGATCTCACGAAGTTCATTAAAATTCTTCGCTCATCAGCATTTAGGTTATCCCATGTTTCCAATATCTCTTCCTGCTCATCTGTCAGATCTGGTCTCATGCCGTCCCCGGCAAAAAACTGTGCTAGTGAAATTCCGAATGCATCACAGATTCTTTCCAAAGTCGGTATCGTTGGAATGCTCTCTTTCTTGATTATATTCCCTAAAGCTGTCTGTGACATATCAGTGAGCTGTGCGAGTCGGTACTTGGAAACCTTATGCTTGCTGCATAATTCTTTTACCCTTTTCGGGATATAGTCCTCTGTACGCAAGTAAATTACACCTCTCTTCTGGTTTGCGATACATTTATTTTAACCGCAAACCAGAATAAATATTAGAACCATATCTCTTTAGTAATTTGCTCCACTGTACTTTACTATAAATAGGTAAAAAAATATGAACAGCAGCACACCGCAGTTCAATATGTTTTTCTTATAAGCCCTTGTTTTTCCTTGATTTTCTCACTTCCATGTTGTCCCGTTCCACCATCAGCATAGCATCTTTTATACTGCTCATCAATAAAAATCGTTCGACAAATGTCTACACATATTTACATTCTGTTATCGGGCATAGCTCCACTCTGCTTGATTATATTACATAACTTTTTACCACTCACTGATAGATAATCTATTTGCGTAAGAAAAAGAAACAGGAGGTAACATTATGAATGAATCACTTTCGTCTGTAAATCATAAGCAGATTGGATACCGCATTAAGGAAGTCAGGGAACAGAACAATTTTTCACAGGCACGGCTTGCGGAGGAGACGGAACTCTCCATATCCTACATAAGCCATATTGAGAATGCCAAACGCAAGGCAAGCCTTGAGTCCATCATCCGAATTGTAAATGCCCTTGGAATAACGGTCGATGAACTGCTCGCCGGAGTCCAGCTCCACAATCCGACAGCCTATCAGACCGACCTTGATCTGCTGATGGCTGAGTGTACGGAAAATGAAAAACGCTTCATTTATGAAATGGTAAAAGCAAGCATTGACAGCATGCATAAAAACGGATGGCATATCTCGGCTGACGAAGCCTAGATGCTGTAGCACACTATTTTCACACATAAAATTTTGCTTTGGAATAGACTATACGGATATGCCTGTCCGCATGGTCTATTTTATTTTCGTATGAAAATTTTATAATAAACCACATCATAAGAAAAAGGTGGTAAGACATGAGAGATAATGAACAAAAGGCTGGCTCTGTTGCTGACCAGAAAAACAAGATCAGGGAGCGGTATAAAGGTGTCAGCATTGATGAACTTGACGTAATTCCGGCACTTCCGCAGGAAGATATATTTGCAGTTGAAAATGAACAGAGGGTAGCCGTCTATGCAAGGGTATCCACGGACGATCCAAGGCAGACCTCTTCTTATGAGTTACAGAAAAACCATTACCACGATGTCATCAACAAAAGTCCGAACTGGAAGCTCGTACAGATTTATGCAGACGAAGGCATCTCCGGCACTTCCTTACAGCACCGTGACCAGTTTAAATTGATGATCGAGGACTGCAAGAAAGGGGAAATCGATCTCATCGTTACCAAGAGCGTATCCCGTTTTGCCAGAAATGTTGTGGACTGCATAGGATATGTCCGTGAACTGCTTTCCCTTCCGCACCCGGTCGGTGTCTTTTTTGAGACGGAAAGGCTGAATACCTTTGACCCGAAAAGTGAAATGGTGCTCTCCTTCATGGCTACCCTAGCACAGGAAGAAAGCCATACAAAAAGTGAGATCATGAATGCTTCCATTGAGATGCGTTTCCGAAGGGGAATCTTCCTCACACCGACACTTCTCGGTTATGACCATGACGAAGATGGAAATCTGGTGGTCAATGAAGGGGAAGCAAAAATCGTGCGTCTGATATTTATGATGTACTTAAACGGCTGCACCTGTCAGGAGATTGCCGATACCCTGACGGAACTGGGCTGTGAAACAAAGAAAGGGAATACCGTCTGGTCTCCCGGTTCGATCCTTCAGATACTGCAGAACGAAAGGCACTGCGGTGATGTACTTGCACGAAAGACCTATACACCGAATTACCTGAACCACAAATCAAAAAAGAACATGCAGAACCGTCCGCAGTACAGGAAGCGCAACCATCATGAAGCCATCATCTCCCGTGATGATTTCATTGCCGTCCAACGTCTCATCAGCAACGCCAAGTATGGAAATAAAGGGATACTGCCGGAACTTAAGGTTATATCTGACGGGGTACTGAAAGGATTTGTATCCATCAATCCACGGTGGGCCGGCTTTAAGGAAAATGATTATATCAGTGCTTCCTTAAGTGTGTATGACCAGATGGAACAGATTTCTCCGTCCGCCTCATCCGTTAAGGTGCAGTCCGGGGATTTTGACCTGCGCGGATATGAAATTGCACGTTCACAGTTCTTTGACGGCACTGACCGTATTACCGTGACATTCAGTCTGAATGATATCAAATTTTCAACCGCAGCAGTAAGAAAAATAAGCAGTACACTGGTAGAACTTCTGCTCCATCCAAACAAACATCTCTTTGCCGTAAGGACTGCCACTCAGGCTCACAGGAATGCCATGCAGTGGGCAAAGAAACGTGGAGAGCTTTCTATCCCAAGGGCAGTCAGCGGTACTGCCTTTATGCCGACCATCTATGCACTTCTCGGCTGGAACACGGACTGCCGTTACCGCATAACGGGAATCAAGCGTGGAAACGGAGACGATGCTGTCCTTCTTTTCAATCTGGAGGAAACAGAGATCTTCATTCCGAGTGATGTAATTGATGAGCAGCAGACATCCGATTCCCGGACGGATGTAAAGCCGTTCACCGACAACCAGAAAAAGAACGTCCGCGCTTACCCGCCTGACTGGGCAGATACTTTCGGCAGCAACTACTACTGCCACGCACAGGCACAGGAGCTTGCCGGATTCAACAGCCGGGATGTAATTTCCACTGAAGCCGTTGCATACAAAGATTCAGACATACAGGTAACCAGTCCTGACGAAGTAGAGAAAAACATAGAACAGCTTATGTCTGACATGAAGGAGAACCGTAATGAATGAACAGCCAAACAATGAAAACATAACCCAGTCCGCTTCAAGGGACTTACAGATCATCGAGGACGATGCCTTCAGTTATGAAGGTTATCAGGTGGTGCGTGGTGAATTCTTCGCCCACACCTATGAACCGTCCTTTACATTTAATGCGAACAAGGTATCTGTTAATACCGCATGTATCAAAAAACTGCCGCAGACTGATTTTGTGCAGATCCTTGTGAACCCGGATGAAAAGAAACTTGCCGTCCGCCCCTGTCAGGAAGATGAGAAGGACTCTTTCCGCTGGTGCTCTGCAACCAAGAAGCGATCCCCAAGGCAGATCACATGCCGTATCTTCTTTGCCAAGGTCATAAGCCTGATGGAATGGAATCCAAGCTACCGTTATAAACTGCTCGGCAAACTGATACGGTCAGATAATGAACTCCTATTTGTCTTCGACCTTACTACTCCCGAAATATACGTCCGGGCAGAAAAAGAGGATGGTAAGACAAAAATATCTCGCACTCCGACATATCCTGCGGAATGGCAGAACCAGTTCGGTGTCCCTGTTGAAGAACACCAGAGCAATTTACAGGTCAACATGTTTGACGGCTATGCGGTATTTGGAATTTCCGAGAATATACAGCCGTCTGAAGCAATCCAAAACACAGTAGAACCACCAAAGGAGGAAACACACTATGAGCAATCAACCCTCTTCCCAACCGATCCTATGCATTGATTTAAAGAAAAACCGTATCAGAATACATAAGCACACCCTTCATATGCTCGGTGATCCGGAATATATCCAGCTTCTAGTAAATCCGTGCACTCATATGATTGCCGTGAGGAAAAGCGTCCGTCAGGATTATCTTGCACACCATGTCAGGGCATGTTACTCCGACATCAGAAATAGCTATGAATTATACAGCCGTGAACTGCTCCAGACATTAAGGCAGACGAACTCGGAGCTTTCCAACAACAGGTCATACCGCATCTATGGTGCAATAAATCAGAAGGAAGGATTGGCGAGCTTCTCCATGCAGGAGTGTGTCCTCGTGGATGACTCTGCCAGAACGGAGGAAACAGTATGAGTGACAGCCAGACACCAGAATTTGAAACCGACAACGGATTTTTAGATCTCATCCAGCCGAGGGATGAAAAATACATAGAAGAGCTTGAAGAAGATATCTTTGACCACGGCTGCCGTGATGCCATATGCGTCTGGGGCAACACCATCATAGACGGGCATCTCCGCTATTCCATCTGTAAGAAATGGGATATCCGTTTCAACATACGGAGACTCATTTTCCAGAGCCGTGATGAGGCAGAAGCCTACCTGTGTGCAGAGCAGCTCAAACGTACTGACCTTACAAGCGAATATAAAAAGTATCTTATCGGTAGACTCTTCCGTGCGGATATGAATGCTGCCAGTGCTGCTTTTTTAAGGGAACATCCTGAAAAACAGCCCAATGCAGATGGACAGATATCACAGAAATATGTACAGAAAACCGAGATTGCCACCATTATCGGAAAGGAATACAACTTCGGTTTTTCCACCGTCACAAAATATGATGTATATGCAAGGGCACTTGATGAGATCCGTGCCAAAGGACCTGAAATAACCAATAAAATATTAAATGGGAATCTCCGTGTGTCCCATGAAAATGTCATCGAACTGTCGAGGCTTCCAATTGAAGATATCAATGGACTCAAAAGACTGCTCGAAAGCGGTTCTATCGACCGTATCGGCTACTCCCAGTTACGGCATGAACTGAGGTGGCAGAGACTACCGACAGGAAAACCGGATTACCGCAGACGCAGACGGGAAAAGGAAAATGCCGAAGCCGGAATCAAACAAATGCCCGTTTCCGACCCAGATGCCGAACTTTCGAGCCTTAAATTTACCATTCCTTCATGGTCCAAGACCATATCAAGGACAATGGAACTTACTGATTTTCCTTCCACATCCGCTTCTGCACGGCAGGAAGTAAAAACGCAGCTCGTAAACCTTACACGAAAAATAAACAGACTGCTGAAGCAGTTGGAGGAGGATTCAAATGACAGATGAACAGCAGACAGCAGAACAGACTGACCTCATGCAGTATGTTCCAAAAGTACACTTTGAGCAGATTCCCATAAAAAACCTTGTATCCAATCAGGAATATCAGCGCAACCTCTCACAGCACCATGTCCAGCGTGCTGCTGCGAACTTTGACCTGTACCAGATAAATCCCGTAAAGGTCAGCCGCCGGAACGGCATCAACTATGTATTCAACGGACAGCATACCATTGAGATCGTGGCACTCGTCTCCGGCTCAAGGGAGACGCCCGTGTGGTGCATGGTCTATGATGACCTCGTATATGAACACGAGGCAGATATTTTTGCCAACCAGATGAAATATGTAAAGCCCCTGCTGCCCTATGAAATATTCATGGCAAACATCGAGGCCGGCAACGATAAGCAGCTTATCATCCGTGATCTGGTGGAATCATATGACCTCTCCATCACTTCTTCATCTGTTCCAGGCGGTATCTGTGCCGTTGCCACGCTTGAGAACATCCACGACAAATACGGCTACCACATGCTTGACCATGTGATCCGCCTGATAGTTGCAACATGGGAAGGTGCATCCCAGTCCTTCAGTGCAAATATGATGAACGGACTGGCACGCTTCCTGAATGCTTATGGTGATGCCGTCAAGGATGATGTGTTTAAGGAAAAACTCGGAAGGATATCCATTAAGGAACTGTCCCGAACTGCCAAGGACAGGCGTTCCGGCTCCCTTGGATTTGCAGAGGCGCTCCTTATCGGCTATAACAAAAAATGCCGTAATCCGCTTCCGTGGGATAAGCTCTACACACATAAGCTGCCCCAGAAGAAAACGGATGAGCCGGAGCCGGAAGAAGAAAAGGAAGATGATACTCCGCAGAGCAGCCAGCTTGACTTATTCGGTCTGAATGATGATGGGGAGGTTTCCGAATGATCATGCGGAAACCTTTACCCTGCTACCTTCCAAGAATGCAAACTCATATTTTTTTGCCCCGAATATTGTTATCTCTTCCAAGAGAAGCTGTGCGGCTTCGGGAACATACTTCTGGAGCTGTCCGTTTTCTGTTGCTTCCATCATCTGCACCGCTCTTATCTTCTCAAGCGGAGTCCCGTCTGCTTTCATGGCATTCCATCTTTCCATATGCTTTTCCCGTTCACCGGCCAGTCGGTTGAATGCCTTTACAAATCCCTTTTCCAGATCGGCATTGTCTACATAAGCGTTGGTGCATGCCACCTTTCCATCCTTACGGTGGTTCTTACACTGCCATTGTACGATTCCCCTTGATTTCCAAGAATGTCTTGTAAAGAGGCTTCCGCATTCCCCGCAGAAGATCTTCTCACAGAATGGATAGCATTCCGAACCGTAACTGTAGCGGTCCGTCCCATGCCTCTGCATGAATTTCTCCCTGCGGTCAAATTCTTCCTGAACCGCATTCCATGTTTCCTTATCAATAATTCCCTTATGACTGTCCTTTACATAGACCTGTGCCACTTCCCCATTATTTTTTACCTGACGCTTGGTAAGAAAATCAGCTGTGTAGGTTTTCTGCAGTAACGCATCGCCCATGTGCTTTTCCTGTTTCAGGATTCCGACCACCGTGCTTGCATACCACTTGGTCTGTCCAAGGCATCCCGGCACCTGTTCCTCTTCCAGCTCTTTCGCAATCTGTGCAGGATTCAGCCCCCAGAGGAAATCCCTGTAAATGCGTCTCACCGTTTTAGCCTGTTCCCTGTTGATGATGAGCTTTCCATTCTCATCCTTGTCATATCCCAAGAATTTAAATGTGTTGAGGTGCATCTCACCGTTCTTGAATTTCGTGCGGATTCCCCATTTGCAGTTCTCTGAAATGTTCCTCGATTCATCCTGTGCAAGGGAGCTTAAGATGGTAAACAAAAGTTCTCCCGTGGAATCCAGCGTGTTGATGTTTTCCTTCTCGAAAATAATGCCGATTCCGAGGTTCTTCAACTTTCTGGAATACATCAGGCAGTCCTGCGTGTTTCTGGCAAAACGGCTGATGGATTTTGTTATGACAAGGTCGATCTTTCTCTTCTCGCAGTCCGCAATCATGCGTTTGAACTGCTCCCTCTTCTTCGTATTGGTTCCCGAAATACCCTCATCCGCATAGATGCCGGCCATTTCATAATTTTCATGGTCATTGATGTACTTCGTATAATAATCGACCTGAGCTTCAAAACTGTGGAGCTGGTCTTCCTGATCTGTTGATACACGGCAATAGGCTGCAACCCTTATCTTCTTCTGTGGCGCTGTCCTATGCCCCGATACCTGACGGTTTCTTGCTGGTATAACTGTAACACTTCGTGCCATTCTTATCGTCCTTTCTCTGAATATAAATATCTTTTTTGATTTCTCCCCACCCCTTCAGGATGGTATCAGGGACCCTTGTCCCATCGCAGAAGTCTTTCCCTTTACGCTTTCTGCCGTTGCATACCCATGTAACTTTATGGCTTTGGGTATTCACATGCCTTACGAGTCTGCTTCCGCACAATGCACAGTAGATCTTCTCCCTGTACGGATACTCAGCTTCGGTATTTTCCGGGATTGTCGGCGGTTGCTTCTTTTTGTGCCTTCTTTTCCATGAGCGTTCTTTTAAGTAGGAAAATTCCTTCACACCCTTATCCGATGCCTTCTCGTCAATATAGGTGTTTTCTTCAAAATGCCATGCACTCCGAAGCACACCATCCGGGATATTGATCCCGTCACAGAAGGACTTCCCATACCGTTTCATCCCGCTGCATCCCCAGTTTAGCCTGTTGCCTTTACTGTAGATTCGCTTATAAAGGGGATATCCACATTTGGCACAATAGATTTTGTTCATGTAAGGATAATTTTCTTCCGTGAATTCTTTGATCACCGAACCTTCCGCAAGATAATCCCTTTTTGCTTCCAATGCTTCCTGTGCCCTCTGCCAGAGTTCAGGGGAAACAATGGCTTCATGGTCATCCTCGATGTACCACGCATCCACCTCTCCCCTGTTCCTGACCAGTTTTCTTTCTTCATTCACAAAATGCTTATGCATGATGTAATCGCCTTTGTAGATTTCATTTTCAATGAGACGTAACACCGTGCTGTCGATCCATTCTGCACCACCTACGGTCTTTACCCCGTTTTCATTCAGATACCGTTTGATTGCTGCGGGAGTATATCCGTCTGCTGCCATCTCATAGATCTTTCTTACCCATACGGCTTCCGCTTCATCAGCAACAAATATGCCCCTCTCATCTTTCGTATAGCCGAAAGACCGCTCAAGGTACTGTACGGGAATCCCCGCCTCATACTTTCTCTGGTACACCATCTTTGCACCAACGCTTCCGCTCTCGCTTTCTGCCTGTGCGAATGCTGCAAGGATCGTAAGCATAAGCTCGCCTTCCCCTGACAACGTATTGATATTCTGAAGTTCAAAAAAAACACCTACATTCAGTTCTTTCAGCTTTCGTGTAGCTTCCAGAACGATTGAGGTGTTTCTTGCAAAACGTGATACTGATTTTGTTAGTATAAGGTCTATCTTACCTTTTTCTGCATCAGCAAGCATCTTCTGCAGACCGGGTCTCTTTTCTTTAAATCCTGATATTGCAAAGTCACTGTAAACTCCGGCATATTCATAATCTGGATTTGCTTTTATGACCTTTTCATAATGTCTGACCTGATTTTCCAGTGAATTTTCCTGTTCATCCGCATCTGTTGATACACGGCAGTATGCACAGACTTTCAATTTTCTTTTCTGTTCCCTGCTGCCTTCCCTGATCTGAATTTCCACAAGCCTTACCTCCTTCCGTTTTGGTAGTCTATATATCACTCTGAAAGCCAATAATAGCAAGTGTTTTCTCGGATACCTTTCACCTTTCTTTCCTTGGCATAAACTGAAAAAAATACGGCTGACAGCCATTACAGACCATCAGCCTTATCCTTATTTCAGAAGTTCATTTACCCTTTTCTGTACTGCGGAATAATCATATCCGGCAGCACTGATCCTGTTCTTACGCTCCGTTCCGTTTCCCCAGTCACCATGAAGGACTTCCCTCGCTATCTCATCCACGGATTTCTTGGATGGGGAGAGTTTCTTATTCACGATGCTCTGGATCGCGGAATAATCGTATCCTGCCTGAGAAAGCCGTTTCTGTCTTTCAGTGCCATTGCCCCACTTTCCGGCAATCACCTCGGATGCGATCTCCTCATTGGATTTCTTCGCCGGGGTGGTTGTACTGCTGCCCTTGGCATAACCGTTCAGTCCGGCCGCCTTGATCTTTGCAGGAAAATCCACATAGCAGTAATCCTGATCACAGGACTGTCCATTGATCTTGTTGCTTCGGATAAGGTTTGTCTCACCGCCGAACTGCCAGATCTGTGTCTCTGCACCGCTTGCCGGGGCCGGCTTGCTCTTACCCCATCTTGCAACCCAGTGGCTGTAACGTGTAAGCTCCCCGTCATTCATCTCACTGTTGAAAAATGACTCGGACGAATAGATGCCGGCCCAGTATCCGGCAGCTTCTACTGCAGAACAGAATGCCTTTACAATCTGTGTCAGTGTGTTCCTGTCATTCTTTGTGATCATGCTGCCTTCCACATCATAAAAGACAGGATACTCGTACCTCTTTTCCTTAAGCAGTGAAAGGAAATATTCTGCCTCTTTCTTGGCATCTGCCACGCTTCTGGCATTTCCATAGAAATATGCTCCTTTTGGAAGCCCGCATTCCTCACATTTCTTATAGTTCGCTTCAAACTGGCTGTCCTTATAAAGTCCGGCATCAGCACCTCCGGCTTTGATGATTGCGAACTCCACGCCTTCCTTGCTCTTAGCCCTTGCAAAGTCAAAACTGCCCTGCCAGCGGCTT